CTGATATAGTCTATGTAAAAAATAAAAATGAGTATTTCAAAGCTGGAGAGTGCTTGATATATCCTGCTTCTCACAGTGAAATACTGCTTACTCAAAGTGAGAAGGTGAGTATATGAGCGTTGATTATTCGGAGTTTATCGCATTTAGAGATAAATTTGAAAGACTTAGTAATGAATTTGAAATATTTTTAAAAAAATTCTTAATCAAGCAAGCATTGGACGTACTTGCAAAGACGAAAAAAAACCACCCTACAATCACAGGATTGATGAAAAACTCATGGACAATAGGCAATCAAGGAGTAGCACTAAGGAAAAAAGTATTAAAAAACGGCAAGATAAAATACAGCTCAGTGGATACTGCATTTGTAGATAATGCGTCGCTTGCCAATGTCGAAAGAGACGGAGATGTGCTAAAAGTAACAATATCAAATGCTGTCGAATATGCAAAATATGTCGAATATGGACATATTGATCGTGGTCATAAGAAATGGGTAGAAGGATGGTTTATGTGTTCATTAGCAATAATTGATGTGAAAAAGAAAATTCCAAAAAGGTTTCAAAGAGAGTTTGAAGCGTGGTTTGCAAGTTTTAATTTTTAAGAGGTGCATATGCTTGAAATAGACAGACTACTATCTAACGTATTAAAACAAAATTTCAAAGATGTGAGCATCTACAATGAACGTGCTGAAAATGTCAAAAGTCCTGCATTTATCATAAACGTGGTACAAAACAGTTTTGATAAAAAAGTTGGCAATCTGTACCAAAACGAAGTTAATTATCAGATTGTATATATTGAAAAAGAAGATAAACAGTACACCACAGACTATGAAACATATCAAAATATAGCATTTAAACTCTATGATATCCTTGAACTCATAGAAGTCAAAGACAAGAAACTCAAAGGATATGATATGAACTATAAAGTGCAAGATAATACTTTAATGTTTTTTATTTCGTTCAAAGTCAGATACTACAGAGATAAAAAGCAAGATCTAATGCAAAAACTCAAATTAAAAGAAAAAAAGAAAGGAGATTGATATGGCAGGAGGTAAGTTTTTAACATATAATAAAGCACTTCCGGGTGCATATATAAACTTCAAGTCTGTACCTGCACCGGCTTCAATAGTCGGTTCAAGAGGTATAGCGACAATGCCACTACCCCTATCATGGGGAGAACAAGGTAAAGTAATAAAACTACTGTCTACAGACCTTGAAGATGGCAAGTCGCTGGCAAAGGTAGGAGTAACTGCATTTGATGACGAGGCGAAGTTGATGAGGGAATGCTTAAAACATTGCTATAAGCTCTATGTCTATCGTATAGATACAGGCGGAGCAAAGGCAAAAAAAGTCGAAGGAGCTTTGACAGTTACGGCAAAATGTCCGGGAATTTTTGGAAATGAAATAAAGATAGTAACAGAGAAAAACAAAGACAATGTAAATATTGATGTAAACACATACTTCAAGACAAAGCTTGTAGATAAGCAGACAGTTGCCAATATAAGTGAACTCAAGTCAAATGCTTTTGTTGAATTTGAGGGAACAGGAGCAGTTCCAATTCATGCAGGGATAATACTTGAAGGTGGCACAGACGGCACAGTAAAGACTAATAACTATACTGACTATCTATCAGCTATGAGAGAATATCAGTTCAACACGATGGGAATACCATCTGAAGATACGAAACTTCCAAGCGTTGTTAAAGCTTATGTACAAAATGAAAGAGATAATGCTGGCAAGAAGATACAAGCTGTAGTATATAACTACAATTCAGCGAATTTTGAAGGTATAATCTCTGTAAAGCAAGGATATAAGACAAAAATTGAAGAAATAAAGCCGCACGAGTTCGTTGCGACGGTGACAGGCATGACTGCAGGAGCGGAGATAAATCAATCCAACTGTTTTAAAATCATTGAAGCTGCAACAGAAATAATAAATTTCATTGCAGAAGATGACCTGGTTCAAGAAATCAAAAATGGTTGGTTCCTGCTTACAAAAAGGATGGATGGCGAAATAATAGTGCTTGACGACTTGAATACCTTTACTGACTATTCATCTGAAAAGGATGATGACTTCGGTAATAATAGAGTAATAAGAGTATTCGACGAGATAGGAAATACAACTCGTCTTATATGGGAAAAATACTTTGTCGGCAAAGAAAACAATGACAAGCAAGGCAGAGATGTCTTTAAATTACAGCTGCTCAAGAATTTTTACGAACTGCAAAATATAAGAGCTATTCAAAACTTCTCAGCAGATGACGTCATAGTCACTATGGGACAGAAAAAAGACGAAGTCAAGGTAGATGTATATATCCAGCCTACCGACTCTATGAAGAAGCTCTATATGACAGTATTTGAAAGATAGAATATAAATTACAAGAAATATAAATTAAAGAGTCTATAAATACAGTTTAATCAGTATTTAAAGACTCTTTTCTAATGCAAAAAAACAGGAGGGAGAAATGGGAGAGTATTTAAGATCCGAAGACTTCGTAAACGGCAAAGACGGACAGATACAGCTTGTTGTAGACGGAGAAATAATAACATTATACGGCTCGCAAAAATTCAAGGCATCAAGCACGCCTGAAACGTCTGAACGTGGTCAAATTGGGACAAGAAATAAACAAAGCAAAATCAAAGGCTTTAAAAATAAAATCTCAATAACTGCAGATTATTGGTTCGTCCAAGTAATGACAGATATCTTGAAAAAATACAAGAAAACAGGCGTATTCCCTAAAGTTGATTGTCAATGTGTCAATAATGACAAAGGTACATCACTTGGGATTATGTCCAAAGTATATTTTGACCTTGTTCCGGACGGAGACATCACATTACAGGAACTTGATGAATCGAAGGATGAAGGTCTTACTACAGATGTTACATTTACATTCAGAGACTGGGATGAACTTAATGGATTCAAGAGACCGTCAAACATTGGAAGAGATTAAAGGAGAAAAACATGGAAGAGATAAGAGATACTGAAGTAATTGAAAAAGAAGAACTACAAGGCGAAAATATAATGACGCTTGAAGACTTTTTGGTTACACATAGCGTTGAAAATCTTACTGAAGATATAGTGTTAAACGAAAGATTGAAAGATTTTAAATTTACAATAGGCTCTATGACAAAAGATGAACTTGAAAAGTATCAAAAATTATGTGTCATAAGAGATAAAAAAGGAAACGTGCTAAAACAAGACTCAATGAAATTCAGCGAGCTTGTTATTGTTAATCACCTACTTTACCCTAACTTCAAATCTGCCGAGTTTTTGCAAAAGCTGGGAGTAAATACACCGGCTCAAGGGCTTTCAAAAGTGCTTAAAGTCGGAGAAATAACAGCCTTATCAGACAGGATAATGAAGTTTAACGGGTTTGATGAGGACTTTGAAGACATAAGAACAAAAGCAAAAAACTAATAGAGCAAAGAGATTACTTGACATCTGTCTATCGAGGAGTAATTGCCAACTACGGCTTTATACAACCACGTGAGTTTTTAAAGATGGATGAAAAAGAGATCGCTTTGCTTGATGCAATACTAATAGACACACAAAATGAAATGCAAAAATTAAAAAAATAGGAGGATGTGAGAAGAATGGTAGAAACCAGATTAGGCATGAATGACAATATGACAAAGGTTCTAAAAGGCATAGTAAAAACTCTTAATACTGTCATAACAGCCCTACAACGTCTTGATCAAGCGTCCGCATCCTCTGGATCTAATGCTCTTTCACTTATGAGACAAGAACTGATATCTGCAAAAGTGGATATCGCTGAATTAGATGCACTGTTAGACAGTATGGGAGAAAATGCTCCGCCTGATCCTTTTCGCTCCTGGAGAGGAAACTTAATGTCATTGAATGCTGGTATACAGCTACTTTCAATGGCAATAAGAAAAATCGGCAATATTGCAAATATGGCTGACGAATATACGTCAGTTAATGCAAGATTAGGACTTATAAATGACGGATTGCAAACACAGTATGACTTACAAAACAAAATTCTTGCTTCAGCAAATAGAACAAGATCGTCATATAAAGAAACTGCAAATCTCATATCTAAAATAGGTATGACAGAAGCAATAAAAGGAAATGATAATCAAATTGCCTTTGCCGAAAAAGTAAATAAACTTTTAAAAATTGGTGGCGGTACATCTCAGATGAATAACTCTGCTTTATTACAATTATCACAGGCGTTATCATCTGGAAGATTACAGGGCGATGAGTTCCGCTCACTTAGTGAAAATGCACCTGCTTTGATGCAAAACATTGCAAAGGGAATGGGTGTAACTAAGGGAGAACTCAAAAAACTTGCATCTGACGGTAAGCTAACCACTGAAACCATCATAAATGCTATAAACAAGATGGGTGGCTCAATAGACGAGCAATTTAATAAACTGCCGAGGACGTTTGGCGAAAATAAGACCGTATTTGAAAATATGGTCGGTACTTGGCTGGCAAGACTTTCGTCTACAGAGGGGGCACTCGGACAACTCAATCAAAGATTTACAGACTTCGTAAACTTCCTATCATCACCGCAAGGAGTGGAGTTTTTAGACAATATCGGTATGAACCTTGGGATAATCACAGGATTTATACTATATATTTTCGACTCAATTGGTTACGGAATAGGCGTAATCAATGACTTTGGTGGAGTATTTGAGGGAGTTTTTGCTGGAGTAATAGTAGCCAGCTTATTAATAGTTATCCCAATGTTATGGTCTATGATTCCACCGATTTTAGCACAGGCAATGGCTTGGATGGTAGCTCATGCTCCAATATTACTAATAGCCTTAGCTGTCGGTGTACTTGTAGGAGTTATAAGGCATTTCGGCATTACATCTCAGCAAGTAGTTGGATTTGTGGGCGGATTATTTGGCGGTTTAGTAGGATTCTTAGTCAATATTTTCTTATTTTTCTATAACTTTATAGGACAGATAGCTACATTCTTACACAATGTATTTCATGATCCTGTATTTGCTATAAAAAATCTTTTCTACGGCATGATTACAAATGTTATGGGTTTTTTCCAAGGCCTCATAAACGGAATAATTGATGGTTTAAATGTTGTAATAAGAGCTGCACGAGCAGTAGGAGCAAGTGTAGAAGAACTGCAACATGTAGATTTTACATCAAAGATAAAAGCACCTACTTCCAACAACAAGAATGTGAGGACGTGGGAAAATAAATATGTAGATGTAGGTGATTTCTCGCAAAAAGGCTCTAAATTTGCCTTGGAAAAGCTGGATAACCTGAACAATACACTTGGAAAATTCAAAATTTCAGGTGGCGGTGGAGTGCCTTCTGTCGGCTCTGCTGCAGCAATGGGCGAAGGTAAAAATATAGGCGATGTGGGAAAAGTCGGCAAGGTTGGCTCTATA